TAATGCGATGTGTAAGCAAAGATTAGCAGCATTTACCTGAGATTAACCATGGATGATGAAAAGCCAATGGAACTACGCGATCAATTAGCGTTAAGTATCCTAAATGGATTATTATCTAATAGTGATAATTATCATGCCGAATATGTTATGAAATATCTCCAAGAGAAAGATTTTCAAGTAGCGATAGATAATACTTTAGAAGATCTAATTAGGCTTAGTTATCGAACGGCGGATATGATGCGAAAAGTTCGACTTTCCACTTTTGAGTAAAATAATGGATCAAAATAATAATAGACCCACTTTTGTCACCGAAGATGACATTAAACGCTGGGATGAAAATCTAAAAAATGATACGACCTTGCCGCCCATTATTTTTGATAATCCAACCCTCAAAGAAGTTTGCTATGCTGGATTATATTTGGCGGAGCAACTGGATGCTCTCCAGTGTCCCCCAGAATACATCGTCAGAATCCAATATACTGCCGGGCGCTGCTCTTTCGGGCGCGACCCATGGAAGGTCCATCAAGAGTTTCTAGAATTGTATAAATTGAATAAGCTCGACTTCGAGCCCGATCCCGACGTAATTAAATTAAATTAGAAATGCATTGACATTTAATATTCCATGTTTATCTTAAAACTATTGCCCCATATCGGAGTTTAACATATGCCAAATCAGCAAGCCCCTCAAATGAGTTCTTCAGATTTCAATTTGGAGAAATTGAATACTAGAGATTTATCAGAACATGTCGCTGGTACCATCCAAATCGAAGGTAACATTGCCATTTTCGGACGACGAGGTACAGGTAAGACAGAAATCTCTAAACAGGAAATCAAAAAAGCTAATGCCAGAGAAGTTTATATCAACTTGTCCGTGATGGAAAGAGTAGACTTGGGCGGCTATCCCGATATCATGGGACGCAATCAGGCCATTGCCGAAGCTCGCAGAAAGTTCGTTGATTTCCTTTTGCCTCAATTTTATGAGCCCATGATGGAAGGCAGCCAGCCAGTGGTGGCCCTTTTGGACGAAGTGGATAAGGCTGATCCCAGTCTGTGGGCTCCTCTCTTGGAGTTTACTCAATTCCGATCTATCAATGGTCGCCAGCTCAAGAACCTCAATGCCGTTATCATGACAGGCAATCTTATCTCGGAAGGTGGCAACCGTCCTAGCCTGCCACTCCTCGATCGTGCTGAGAAATATCTTGTGGAAGCTGATGCTACTTCCTGGCTGGAATGGGCAGGCAAGAGTGGCAAGATTCACCCTTCGGTAACTGCCTACATCAACGATCATCCTAAGGATTTGTTCGGGGCAGTTGATCCAGAAGACAGGTATGCCGATCCTTCTCCTCGCGGTTGGGCCCGCGCTTCTGACATTCTCTTTCGAGGTGAAGATAAGGGTTGGAATCCAGCTGTTCTCAATAAGAAAGTATGCGGTTGTATTGGTAAAGATGCTGGTATCAAGTATTCTAATTATTTTGAGCATTATCAACAGCTTTTGCCCCTTATTGAGGACATCTATCGCGGTCAGGATGTGACCAGCCGATACAATGTTTTGGAGCCGACCAAAAAGTTGGTAGCTTGCATGATCACTTGTGCCCGTCTGGCTAACCAACTCGATCAAGCCAAGAACTTGGAAATCCCTCCTTCCGTCAAACATGTGGGTAAGTTCTTACAGAAGGCTTCTTACGAAAATGTGCTTGTCGCAGTGCGTAGTCAGATTCAGATCGACCGTTTGGTTCGATTCAATCTCGACGAGCATCCGGAGTGGGAGCAGGTTCTCAACAAGATCAATAAGTCAGTTGACGAGTAAACGTGATATATAGATAGTATGCGACAACCCCATCCTTTCGTACCTTTGACAGATATCCAGCATAATGCTCTAACTGGGCTTATGTTGGGCGACGGTTGTCTTGCCCAAAGTGCAAGCAATATCAACGCTCGCTTAGCGTTGGGTAGATGGTGAGTACATTAAGATAGTTCCCAATTCATTACAGCTTAATGGGCAAATTATTGCGCACTGGATTGCTGACGATGGCAGCCTTAATTACAACAAGCTACCTTATAGGCTAAGGTGCGAAATATCTACGCATGGATTTACGAAGGATGAAGTTGAGTTTTTGGCTTCACTACTTAATCAACGATATAGCGAAGAGTTTTTGGTTCGCCCCAAAAATAGAAAAGGTAAAACCTGGTACATAATCAAAGCTTACGATAGTGCATGTAGAGCTATGTTTTTGGATATTGATCCCTATTTTAAGATGACACGTAAGAGGATTTGGGACAAACCAGAAAGTAGATTTTGGGTTGATCAGCCGGAACGCCAACGTAGTATGGTTCAAGGATTTAGGAATAGAAAAGCGTTGATAGCCAAAATTGTTGAGACAGGCGAGCCTATTACTTTGATACAGTTGGCACATGATTTAGGCTACGTTTATAACGATCAGATCGACTACAAGAGCGTTAATAAACTACTCAAACCATATCTTAATCAAGGCATTATAGTTAAAGATATGGATAGGTCTAATAACAACGCTGTTACAATAAGGATAGTAAAATGAAGTTTAGCAGAGTAATAGGTAAGATCGACCCTAAATTAGTACAGCAGGCAGAAGATAAATTGTCTCAAGTATTTTTGGAACTTGGAACGAGGTATAATAATGAACATGTTGGGACTGGCCTTGGAGGTGACCCACTCCTCTTCACTCTCATGCACCCAGTCGATCATATCTGTACCCTCAATATGCCAACAGCAGCAACTGATGGTAAGAGATTTTACTGGAACCCAAAGTTCGTTCTCAAACAGTCTAGAATCGGTCTGCGTATCATCTGCGGTCACGAAGCATGGCACGCCATCTATATGCATCCTTCTCGCCGAGGTTCCAGGCTTCCTAAGCTGTGGAACATTGCCGTGGACTACATCGTCAATGGTACGGTGATGGATGATTTTAAGGCTCGTAAAATGAATGCAGCTGAGATGTTCCAAAAGCATCTCGGTAAATACATGACTCTAGAACAGTACGCCGAACTACTCAAGGATCCTTTCAAGAAGGTCAAAGGCTTCGAGGATCTAGACCCAGTGGCAGCTTCGGCTCCTCCTGATGTAGAACTTCCTGCTCCTAACGAAGATAGGGAACTTACTCCTCGCGAAATGAAGGAACTAGAAAAACGAGAGAAGACTCCCAAGTTCTTCTTTGCCGATCCTGATCTGGAAGAAGAAATGAAGAGACCAGAGAAGATTTACGACTTCTTATATGCTCTTCTGCCCAAATGCCCTAAGTGCGGCAGCATTGGTGTTTATCAGAAGCCAAGCAAGGGCAAGGATAAGCAAAAGGGTAAGGGCAAAGGCAAAGAGAAGTGTGACGGCGAAAAACAAGAGGGTCAAGGCACAGGTGATCAAGACAAGGATCAGCAAGGCCAAGGTCAAGACCAAGGTGATGGACATGACGGTCATGACCACGGCGATGGTAATGGACAATGCAACTGTGGCGATCCTAATGGTCAAGGACAAGGGCAAGGCCAAGGTCAGGGTCAGGGCGATGATGGGCCATGCGATCACTGTGGAGATGGTATCGATGTCTTTGGACTAGGTGGTACGGTTGACGACCATATGGATACCGAAGAGTCTGAAGAGAAACTTGCCAAGAGAATCTCCGATGCTATGGAAGCTGCTCGTAAGATGGCAGGTCATGTTCCAGCTGCTCTGGAAGATGAGCTTGGCAAGCTGACTGCACCAAAAATAAAATGGCAAGATATTTTGAGATCTCGACTAATCAAAACACGAGCAGGAAACGCCAGAAATGATTGGACTAGATTTAGATCCAGGCCTATGTTTACAGGACTTTTGGTTCCAAAAAGAAGAAGCTATCAATGCAATTTTGGCTGCCTATTAGATACTAGTGGTAGTATGTCAAAAGATGATATGGCATATGGCATTAGTCAGCTTCAATCATTAGATGAAAGAAGTGAATGCACTATTACATTTGGTGATGCTGAGATTTACTGGGACAAAAGTGTGAAAATTAAGAAACTTTCTGTAGAGGAATTGAATAAGCTTAAGCCTATTGGGCGTGGCGGAACAATGTATTCAAGCTATTTTACTGATTATGAAAAACATATTGGTCAATGTGATTTTCTTGTAATCATATCCGATATGTATCTATTGGATACTGATGTGGCTGAGATGAAAGATCCTGGTATTCCAGTTTATTGGATTTGTACCAGCGGCAATACTTCATTTAATCCGCCTTTTGGAAAACTTTATCAATTAAAAGAATGATTATTTAATATGTTTCCAGTTTTTTCCTATCTTTATTAGACGGATGGCAGCCTCAGAAACTCCATACATTCTTCCTAATGTAAGATTAGAGTAAAGTCCAGTTGCAAGTTTTTGATTTATTTCTTTAACTAATTCTGGGGTTAGTTTTGTTCTAGTCCAATTTTTACCATTATTTTTAGGTCTTGGAATAATTGACAAGTCTTTTGTGGCATCTACCCAAGATACCCTATTAACAATATTATTGATATTACTTTTATGTATACCATATCTCTCGGATAGAGAATCGCAACTTGTGGTTAAGTCGGTATGGTAGATGGTATATATTTCACGAGCTATTTCGGTAGTTATTTTGCTGCTTGGATTTTTGTTACCCATTTTAGAGACTGATAGTTTTTCTTTTTGTTCATCTGTTCGTTTTGATCCTAAATGTACTAATGACATTTTTCTTCTTGATTCTGGCGGAAATGTTCCATTAGAACCTCCTTCACGAAGATTATAGCCTATATTAGAGTCAGTAGAATTAAACTTGGCGATAAAATATCGCTCCCAATAATTAGCTATTTCTTGTGTATTAGCAACGCATAAGACTTCATAATAGAATTGATCAGCACCATGTATTGTCATAGCATTGTGAAGATAAATACATCCTTTATATCCTGTATTTATTCTTTCTTTTAGAGATCTCCAAGTTTGACCAATATAAACTTTTTTATTTATGCGATTACGTAGAACATAAATTAAGCATATAATATTATTTTTATGATGACGTGTTGTAGTGTGCATATTCTTTATATATCAAGGATTTTCATGATTTATATCATATACTTATCATTAGCTGGCGGTTTCTTTAGTCTATTGGGATTCATCCATTTTTTTACTGATTTCGTATGTCAAAGCCATGCTGAGGCGATGGTCAAGCATAACAATCCAAAGATTCGTGCCGCACATTGTGCCATTTACACTTTAGGATTTGTTCCCTTATTGATCTTCTGTTTGTGTGTGGGAGCTTTGACCTGGTGGCAACTGATTGCCAGTGTTCTCATCTTGTTCGTCTCTCACTTCTGTGAGGACACTTACATTCCGGTTTACTGGTGGGCTAAGTTCATTCGCCGCCCGCCAGAAATGACAGAACCCATTAAACAACCAAGTAACATTGATGGTTATGTCAATGTTTTGCCGCCCGACCCGAAGGCAGGTTTTGTTTTATTTATTCAGACGACCTTGGGCAAGATTCTTCTTATAGCAGTAGATCAAATCTTTCATTTAATTTTCTTATGGCCTATTGTTTGGTTCGTGATGAGCAACCTTCATGTTAACATGGCAATCTTTAAGTAATCTGAAAGCGAATATCATTCGCAATCTGTCAGATGATTTCTTAAGCA